AAACAATTTAACTACTTGAGATTCTCTGACATTGATGAGGGTTCCTTCAAGTCCAATTTTATAAAATCTATGGACATAAAGCAAAAAGGTCAGTTTTCACAAAACCCTTATGTTGTGGCTCTTGCATCCATGTTGCAACACTTAGATTCACATCATAAAAAGTGGAGAAAATTGAAAAATCACTCAGTAACCTACAGAGAGATGATAGACACTTTAGAGTCCAGAAATCAGTTATCTGAATTATTGGTTAAAAGGATGAAGTTATCATCAACATTCAACAACAGGGGCTCAGTGTCTTTGAATGGCACCAACGGGATTATGAGAACACACAAGGTAAATGAAAAACAGAGATTGTGGAATAGAAAACAAAAGAAATATGAAGAAAAGGTTGTCCCTAAAGTTTACAATCAAACTGATAAATGCTACAGAACAGTTTTGTATGCTCTATTGGATTTTTACGATGACAGGAAGATTAATGAAGGTTTGGTATTGCCTGAGAACTACAAAGATTATAGGGATTTTCTAAAAAAGCCAAACATTGATTCCTACAAATCAAAGGATGAATTACATTTGTATTGCGATGAGTTGCTCAAATGTGTGATTCACTTCTTAATTAATGATTATCCAGTGATAGCCAGAATGGTTCATAAAGATCAGATCGGTCCGAGAGAAATAGCTGTGTTGAACGCTGTGGGCAGGTTGCTAGCGTTTTTTTTAGAAGAATGCTCTAGAGATTACAGGGACTCATCAGTTGCGAAAGGGGACAAAATGAACATGATAGAGCGAAAGGAAAAGAACATAGAAGCTAACAATTTGTTTGTCAAAGGCAAAAGAATGTTGAAGAAGGGCTTCAATGTTCATTATGACAATGCTGACTGCAGCAAATGGGGCCCTAGCATGATGCCACAAACAATGTGGTTATCCATGTCTTTAAAACGACCAGATGAAAACATGAATCACTTCACAGAGGCTTTGTTTAGGCAATTTTCCAACAAGGTTTTCAAGGTCCCAGACAACTTTCTTATGCAAACAGAAGAAAACTCAAATTCCAAGAGACGAAAGAATCTGAGATTTGAGGGAGATCTAGCTAGAGCTGTCTCACTAGCAGGTGACCCTAATGAGAGGATGCATGCCATCATGGACTTCATTGAATTTCAATCAGGGAATATTGCTGACAAGATGTCATTCGTGGTCAGGGAAATGGACAACAGCAAAATCGGGAACTCTCTGATAGGTTTCTTGTTTGCATCTGAAGGCATGTTTCAAGGAGTTTTGGGTGTCACCAGCTCAGTGTATGCCAATGACATTTATTACTTATCCAAGTTGGTAAGGGAGAGGATATTGGAAGAATTTGATTATGAGGTTTCATTGATTCTGACCTCCGACGACTACACGCAAGTTGAAAGTTACAAAAACATCAAAACCATTGCTCTTTTTGCCAGGAGCTTGGCAATCCACAAATCAATATCAGAGGATGGGGGAATAATCAGGAGTATGTCCAAGAGTTCAGCAACCATATACACATGTGAGTTCAACTCGATTTGGAGGACAACAGATGGTGTGTTCTCCCCTGATGTAAAATCTAGATTGGCATACATAGATTTCCCACATGAGTCTGACTTGTATTTGCAGTGCTTGGATCCTCACAACAAAGCCATGAGTTATTTGAGGAAGGAAGGGAGTTTGTC